GTGTACTTCGTTCCGGTCAATTTCTGAGGTGTTTAACCGTTTTCGCATTTATCGAAACGCTTTCGCCGTTTTCTGCTCAATGAGGCCATGACCGAGCCGAGGCGGAGATTGCGAGCCGGTGGGCCTGCCCTGCGTGCGGCATTCTGTTTGACGACGGGCAGCGGATCCAGCAACTGACACAGGCAAGGTTGCGGGCATCGTGGGCAGGTCATCCTGCCTGATGGATCTGTGCACGGGGAGATTCCAGCTACGAAGACGATGGGATTCCGCTATTCAGCAGCCACGAACACCTTCGTCACGGCTGGCATCGTCGGGGCGGATGAATGGCGAGGAATGCGGGAGGTTGACCGGGACAACTCCGAACGCGAGATCCTGCAGTGGACATGGGCACTACCCGCGAAGGAAAAAGAAACAGCCGTCGAGCCACTGGACTGGAAGACCGTGATGCACCGCCAAAGCCAGTACAGGCGGGGCTGGTCCCGGCAGATTGCAGCCGCATTGCAGCCGGTGTGGACGTGCGAGCGGCACAGTTGGACTGGTTCGTGATTGCAAAACACGACACGAGCGGGCAGCCGTTTTGTGTGGACTACGGATATGAGCCGATCCAGCGAGAATTGACGGACCTGCCGACAGCCATTCGGCAGGCAATGTGCGGCTGCTGATGGAAAAATTTGAGGCTGGCTGGGAGCTGGAGAACGGCGGACAGAAGCCGGCGGAAATCGTGATGATTGACGCAGGGTGGGAAACGGATCTGATCCGGAATATCGTATCCAGCAACAGCACATGGAACACCTGCAAGGGGTTTGGGTTCAAGCAGCATTCAGGGACGACCTACCATGCACCGAAAGACCGGAGCAAGGTCACACTCAGGATTGGCGAGGGGTGGCATGATGTCGCATTTTTGGACGGCGGGAAGCGATTGCGAGAGTACCAGAACAATGCAGACCACTGGAAGCGGCGAGTGCACCAAGCACTGAGTTCTGACGCCACCAGCCGCGGCGGCATTGTTGCTGCCACGAACGGACAAGCCGGAAGGCCGGATGGAAGTCGCGAAACAGTTGACAGCCGAACGCGAGGTGGCAGGAATTCCAAGCTGGGCAGAGGGACGATCACGAAATGGGTGCAGACATTCACCCGGAACCACCTTCTGGACGCCTGTTATCTGGCGTTCGTTGGCCATTCCGTGTTAGAATTCGACAAAAAACGAGCTGAGAAAATTGCGGAAAATAGACCTCAAAGCGGCGTTATTTCCGGCAAAAAGGCCGAAAAATTCGTCGAAAGGGTGGAAATGAAGCCATTGAAACCGCCGGGATACGTCAAACGCCATTACACGGCACCGCACAGGGTTCCGGCTGCGGTGCGTGTCCGCAGTGTGGCCAGTTTTCACCCGTCCAGCACACAGCGACCACAGAGCGAGTTTTCGACACAGTACAGAGCCTGTGGTGTGGCAATCGTTTTCAGACTGTGATCCGGAGGGGCTGAGAAATGCCGATGAAAAAGGGCTACGGAAAACAGGCTATTGCGGAAAATATCCGGCTGCTGATCCGCGAAGGCAGACCGCCAAAGCAGGCGGCTGCCATTGCCTACGAAAAGGCACGCGAGGAACGACGAAAGCAAAGTGACTTCCAGACGACTGGAAAGCCCGTCTGGAAGTCCTGCCATCCTGCGGCATGATTCGCAGCATGGCACGATCCGCTGCAGACCGTCTGGCACTGTTTGAGGGTATCCGCGACAAAGTCGAGGGTGCTTTGCTGTCCGGTGCGCCTGTGGTGAGCTACACCGTTGACGGGCAGATGGTGCAGAGGGAGCCGACGAGCACGTGGCTGGCAGAGCTGGACGCACGCATTGCAGACCTGCGGCCGCCAGGCATCCGGCGGCATTCGGACGGTCCTCGGAATCTTGTGAGGTTCCGCAATGAGCTGATCTACGCAAGCGAAGTCGATGCAGCAGCACAGCAGACGCGACTGGACCGCGTTATTGCGACCGTAGCCCTGCGTTGGGCATCCAGACGAGTCAAAGCCCGTGTGGATCACGAAATCCGCCTGGCGATGGCACAGCGAGCCGCTGAGCGTTTCACAGCGTGGGAAGCGGCGGACGCATGACCGCCTGCGCGGGGAAAAGTGGCTGGCCAGTAAGCTGACCACAAACGACGCACTGCAGTCCGAGCTGGAAACGCTGATTGACCGGGCGGTGGATCTGTACCGTACCGATGTTTTCGCGGCATCTGCAATCAACGGGCGAGTGGACAACGTCATCGGCGTAGGCATTCGTCCGCAGTGTCGAGTGCAGGCCGGAACGCGGCATCCTGACACCGACAACAGGCCGAAGACTTCCGCGCGATGTCTGAGTGGCTGTTCCAGAAAATGGGCGGAGGCTGAGGGCTGGCACACGAAGCAGCGGATGCTGGAGCGGTGCAACGCCATTTTCGGCGAATCGTGGCTGCACATGGCAGACGATGACGACCCAGCAAAGCCCGTCACGCTGACGGTTCAGGTCATCCATCCGCAGCGGATTCCGCTGTTTGGTTATGGGCCATTGGCACCGACTGCCATTCGGCGTTTGGGGCTGCGACTGGATACCAAAGGAAAGCCAATTGCGGCATACGTCACGAAGACGCTGCCGAACGATTCCTACGGTTACGACCTGCGGGAACAGGAGGTCAGTCTTGACGACCTGCTGCACTGCTATGAAGAGCAGACGCTGGGGCAGTTGCGTGGTGTGCCGTGGTTGGCACCAGCCATGCCGAAACTGAAAGACCTGAAGGATTTTGTGTACGCAAATTTGATTGCCGAACAGGTGGCAGCCTGCCACGGGGCATTCGTCACGGGCGTGACTGATCCGGTGATCACTGGCAGAGGCTGGCCGAATGCCGAAGCAATCTGGAAGACTTGGCACCCGGAAGCATCCAATATCTGGCCGACGGCGAAGGCATCACGTTTAGCGACCCAGCACGACCGGGAACAACACTGGCACCATATGTTGAGTGGTCATTGCATGGCGTTGCGGCTGCCCTGCGGCTATCCATATGAGCTACTCGCGAAGCAATTCACCAACAATTTCAGCGGCGGGCGTCTTGCCCTGATTGATGGCCGGATTACGTTCAAGGTCTGGCAGTCCTGCCTGATTGAACAGGTGTTTCGCAAGGTCTGGGCGCGGTTCATTGACAGAGCTGCGTGGTGCAGGGTGTTTTGCCGATTGATCCGGTCGAGTACGAAGAAAACCGAGACCATTTTTTGCAGCATCAGTGGATTCCGCCGGGCTGGCCGTGGGTTGATCCGCAGAAGGAAGTGCAGGCCGATATTCTGGCCATTGAATCGGGCCTGACGACGCAGACGGAAAGCCTTGCGAGCCGTGGCCGTGACTTTGACGAGACGTTGCAGCAGATCGAGCGTGAGCAGCGAGCGAAAGCCGACATGGAAGCCCGCATGATGGCTTATCGTGCGGATCTGGAGTTGGATCAGCCGGACGCGCCGAACGACCCGAACGACGACGAACAGGATAGCGGAGCGGATTACGAGCACCGTTTGCCACGCTGGCCGTCGCGAAGAAGTACACAGGCATTGATTTCAAACCGCCGGCAGGAGTGCGTGCAGAAGCAAGGCAGGGCCTTGAGTGGCGACGTGAGCACAAGCGAGGCGGAACGGCTGTCGGCATTGCCAGGGCACGAGACTTGAGCAACGGCAAGGCCATGAGTCCGAGCACAATCAGCCGCAATGGTCTCATTCTTTGCACGCCACGAAGTTGACAAACAGGGCGAAGGATTTTCACCCGGCGAGCCGGGCTATCCGTCGAATGGGCGGATTGCTTGGGCGTTATGGGGCGGCGATCCCGGCAAGAGCTTGGTCAAGCAAAATCAAGCGGCAGATGGAAGCAAGGGACAAGGCACAATGAAGACGCTACAAACGCTGACAGATCCGGGCATGTTCCGCACCGATCGACTGCCGGCACCGCCGGTGCGAGTTGACCGGAAGGCCAATGTCATTTTCGGCGCGTCATTGATGCAGGTTGGAAACCTGAATGATGCTGAGGTGCGACCGTGGACAGTGGACACGAAGACGCTTGATCAGGCCGTTGGCACTGAGCACACGCAGCCCGAATGGACTGAAAGCCCGATTCACTCACCCGAATATGTCTGCCGATGGCATGGGCAGCTATTTGGGCCGCTGGAAGAATCTGCGGATTGACGGCGACACACTGCGCGGAGATTTGCACATTGCAGACGCTGCGTTTACCAGTCCGCAGGGCGATCTCGGGAACTACGTCATGGATCTGGCGGAGTCAGACCCGGAGTCGTTCGGCGTGAGTCTGGCAACGAAGCTGGATCAGGGAGACCTGCAGGCGTTTCAGGCTGCGAACGACGCGAAGCCAAAGGCAGATCGTGGTATGTGGCCGATGCGTTTTCAGGCAATCAAAGCGGGCGACGTGGTGGACGATCCGGCAGCGACACGCGGCGGCATGTTCTCGCTTGAGGCCGATTTGCGAGACCTTCCAGCACAGGCAACCGCCCTGCTGAGTACATATTTTGGCGATGCACCGCCCGACGTGGTCCGGGGCCGCATTGCAGCATTTCTGGACCGCTATTTTGCAAGCAAGGGAGAGCAGCCGATGGCTGACGAAACCGAGCCGCAGGCACCTGCAGAGACGCCTGGACAGCCCGAGCAGCCAGCCGTGGAAACACAGCCGGTTGCCGAGTTGTCTGCCGTCGATGTCGTGCCTGAAGTCGTAACAAGCAGCACCGCAGACCTGGCACAGGTCGAGCCGCGACCGCTGCAAAAGATCCGAGCACTGTGCGACCTGGCCGGACATGCTGACAGGTTCAACACCTTCGTTGATGCTGGATTCAGTGTCGAGGAAACACAAGCGGCGTTGAAAGATCTGATGGGCAAGCGGGGCAGTGTGCTGGACGCAGCACCGGAACCGCCGGCAGATCCGAATGCGAAGTACCGGGCCGAGTTTGCACAGCACAAGCACCTTCTGAGCGTTTCAGAAGATCAGTACATCCGCAGCCGTCGGATTGATGACGGGCTGGAACCACTTCAGAAGTAAGGAGAATTGACCGATGGCAGTAACAGCGAATCAGGTGGTGTTAATGCAGGACGCTGGCGATATCGTCCAGTGCAAAGCAGCAGCCGTGAACCTGTATCAGAACACGATTGCCTTTTGGGATGCGTCCACTGGATACGTCACCAATGACGACAACGCCGGGGCGAACGCGTTTGCGGGCATCGTGTATCAGCAGTGCGACAACAGCGGCGGCAGTGCCGGTGACAAGGTCAGTGGAGCTGTGGACTGATGGCGTTTTCCGTCTGACTGGCACCAGTTTCACGCAGGCGACTGCGGGAGATTTGATCTACGCCACGGACAATTTCACGACGACCGCAACCAGCACGAGTGCATCCCGAATCGGTCGGGCTGTGAACTACGTTTCCGCAACTCAGATGGATGTCATGATTGACGTTCTGGGCTGATCATTTTTGACCTGAAAGGGTTTCGACAATGGCGATTGATATTGCATCAGCACAGGTCAAGCTGCGTGATCTGACAGCGAAGTTTGACAACCGTGTTTCCGCAGCAACTCCGTTTTACCCGAATGTCTGCTACGACGCTTCCAGCGTGCGGACATCCGAGAAGTACGGATGGATCGGCAACATGCCGGGGATGCGTGAGTGGTTGGGCGAGCGTCAGTTTTCCGAACTGCGGGCCGCGAATTTTGTGCTTGAAAACAAGCACTGGGAAAGCAGCCTGCTGATCAAGAAAACGGACCTTGCTGACGACAACCTCGGACAGTACGGGCCGGTCCTGGAGCAGTTGGGCATCGAAGCCGCATCACCCTGATGAGCTGTGGTTTTCCGTGCTGGAACAGGGAGCGTCAAGCACCTGCTTCGACGGTCAGTATTTCTTCGACACTGACCACGCATGGGGCAACAGTGGCACGCAGTCCAACAGCATCACAAGCACTGTTGTCAGCACCTCGGCACCGACTGTTGCAGAGGTGAAGACCGCCATTCGTAAGATGGTGAAGACGATGCTGGCGTTTAAGAATGATCAGGGCAAGCTGTACAACCGCCCGACGGTTGGGCGACTGAATGACCTGACGTTGTTGGTTCCGCTGGCGTTGCGGGATCTGGTGTACGATGCACTGGAATCGGAATTGATTGGCAACAGCACGAACGTGGTTGTGGATCGTCCGAATATTCGTCGTCCAGCCCGTACCTGACCAGTGACGTCAAGCTGTACCTGTTCAAGACGGGCGAAGCTGTGAAGCCTTTCGTGTTTCAGCGACGTGAGCCGCTGACCCGCATGATGAAGGGCATCGACGACCTGGAAACGAAGGACGTGAAGTTCATGACCGAAGCCCGCTACAACGTGGGATACTTCGCATGGTGGACATCAATTCTTTGCACTCTGACGACCTGATGACGGCGGCGTGATTTGAGCAACACCGGCAGCGACGGCTGCCGGTGGCTGCCACTGCATCCGCCATGCGGTGGCAGCATTCTTCGGCGGAAGGAGTTGACACGATGAAAACCTATCGAGTGAGCCTGGGGCCGGCATCTGAAGGCCGGAACAAAGAGACGAACAAGCGACAATTCCGCACCATGCTTTCCACGGGCGTGATGCTGGAGGTGTTCGAGAATAAAGAGACCAGCGTTTCCGTGAATGAGGTGGATGAGTCGATGTTGCACAGCCTTGCAAGTCGTGATTTTATCACGCTGGCAGAGTCTGCAGCAGCAGCACCACAGCAGACAGCGAGCCGCACGATGAGCCTGAGAGACCAGTTTGCGGAAGACGTTTGCGCTGATCCTGAACACCGATGAACTCGGTGAGCAGGCAGCGTGGACGAATTCCGCAGGCGTGGTGATTCCTCGCACTGTCCGACTGATCGAACAGCCAGAGCGGCAGACGATCAGGCGGGCACATATCTGGACGCCAGCCAGCACCACAGCAGTGGCCGCAGGTGACACGTTCAGGGTAAAGCGAGGGAACGCAACCACAACGTGGGTGGTGATGTTCACAGATCCTGCAGAGACGGCTTTGCAGCGGTCTTATTGCCACCTGCAGTTGACTGAGTTTGTGACACTGAAGCAACGACGAACAGCCACAGGGCCAGCAAAGGCCGAGCGGCAGTTTGTTGACTCCGAGGTGGCACAGATCCGGGCCAAGTGGTTTCTGTCGAGTGCTGAGATATCCGCGACACAGGCCGGCAAACGTCGTGCAATGGTCGGGGAATACTACTGCATTCTGCAGAGCCTCAGAGACGTAAACGTGGCGGACACGGTGACAAATGCAGACGGGGAAGCGTATCGGATTGATCGACTGGAAAACCAGTTTGACCGGGTGGATCTGCCCTATCTGATTTGCACCCGGTGCGACACATGAGCGTCACGAATAAAAAGAAGGACCGCAGGCCGGAACTGATGCGGTCATTGGAGACGGCGACCGGCAAAAGCCTTGAGCGTGCGGCGAAGCTGTGCAGGTCGATTGCACAGCAGATGGTTAGCAGGAAATACACAGGGCCGAGCCGAGAAGAAAAGGACCGAAAGAACGCGAGGGCACGGCAGAAGCGGGCAGAACTGAAGGAGAGGGCAAGACTGAAACAGGAGGCCGCAAACGGTGGCACGGCGGAGGCGTAAGAGTGCGGTGGCAAAGCTGCGAGCCAAGGCCAATAAGGCCGTGGCAAAGCGAGTTAAAGCCGCGAAAACGCATCCAGCGAGTCACACGCAAGACCGAAAAGTTTCTGGCCAGCAACACACTGGCAAGGGCTGGCCGGAAGACCGCAAAGCGAGCACGCAGAGCGGCGATTCGAGCCAGCAAACGAGGCTGCGAAACAAACACGGCGAGCGGTCAAGCAGGCACGCAAAGCACGCAAGGCCGCTAAGCAGTTTGTGACACGGACGAAGCGGGCACTGAGGGACAGGCGAAGGCAGCAGAAGAAGGCGGCGACGCAGGCACGACGGGATCAGAGGGCGAGGGAACGAGAATTCAATCGGAGTGACGCTGTCGAGGTGATGCTGACACATCCGGGGCGGCGTTTGGAGACTTCAAGGAAGGCAGCGGAGCGAGCAAGCCCGGCGAGCCTCCAAAGATGAGGACAGGCAAGGGCAGAAAGTCCATCACTGCAGAACTGCGGATGAAGGGCAAGAAGCCGGAGGCGAGGACATACGTTGACAAAAAGGTGGCCGGTTACATGGCCATGTGGGAGTTCCGGCAGGACGGCAAAGCACGACCATTCCTAAAGCCGGCAGTAGAAAGCCAATCTGAACATGTTCGGGGCTGAAATCGGGAACATGTTGAAGCAGCAACTCAGGCCACAGGCGGGCAAGAAAAAGGCGACGGTGAGATAATGGCAGAGACTGGAATTGATCGGGCAATAGGCGAATGGTGGGCCGCAACGGCTGCACTGTGCGACCTGGTCCCGGTTGACAGGCTGGTGGCCAGTGTCGATCAGTACGCAGAGACTCTCGATGATGACGCGGACGATGATGGGTATTTTGACGACCTGGTAGTGTTCGATGCGGTCAGTGAGCCAGCCTGGCGGACGAATTCAGCAGTAGGCTGGCGGTCAGCGGTGACGTCTGGCCTGCATGTCGATCGACTACGACCGCAGCAAGGCAATCGGGCAACAGGCGGTCTTAAGCTGGCAGAACGAGGGTTACACGGGGTCAGCGGTGACAGTGGCAACGGCGAAACCATCCGGGCAAATCACGACGACACAGGACGACGCGACAGGCATCTGGACGACCTCCGTGCAGTTCGATTTTTATCATACTGGGGTGTAAGGCATGGCAGACGTTTCAGTGACAGCGGCAAGCGTAGTGAAAACCGCTACCAGCCTGATTGGCTACGGCACTGCTGGCGGCACGGTAACAGCAGGCCAGCCCGTCTACGCAGACACCACAGCAAGCAACAAGCTGAAAGCCTGCGACGCTGACGTGTTGGCATCGTCAAAGGTTATCGGCATTGCGATGCACGGAGCGAGCGACGGGCAGCCGCTGCAATACTGTTACGGTGGCAACCTGACATTCAATTCAGCGTTTACGGTGGGGCAGGTGTACGTTGCCAGCGTGAACGCCGGAGGCATTGCACCGTATGCGGACCTTGCGTCCGGTGATTTTGTGACCATTCTTGGCGTTGCCACAACGGCAACGAATTTGAAAATCGGGATTCTTTACTCAGGCATCGCCAAACCATAATCAGGAGCAGATACGATGGCAGCAGGCACACCGTTTACCGGGAAGTCCATGACCTTCAAAACCGGCGGAACTCCGGCCGAGGTTGACCACACAGGCAAGTGGGAATTGACAATTGGCGGAGCATCTGCAAAGTACGCTACGAACAGCACAGGCGGCTGGCGCAAAACCACAGTCGGCGTGGGTGAGTGGTCCGGCACTGTTACTGTCATGCTGCACGCTGGCGGTGCGCAGCCACTGGCACGCGGTGACGAAGTGGCGGCGCAGTTCCATGCAGACTCAGACGACTACATCAGCGGCACCATCGTGATCACTGAAGTGGGGCCGATCACGTTTGACGCTGACAGCGGAGACCCGGTGGCGATTGATTACGCATTCGATGGGCAGGGTGCGCCCGTCGAAGTCAGGCACAGCGTTTGACATCATTGCATGACCTTTGAGGTAGAAACCGTGGCGGACGGGTTGTTTAATCTTTGGTCGGCGGACGCACCGCAACGCTGACAAAAGACGGCGAGACGTATCAGATGGCAAATCTTCCCGCTGGCGGAGTACGCGCGCAAAGAGGAGGCCATGTTGATGCGAATGGGCAATCCGTACGCGGGGATTGAGTCGATCACAGATCCTGCAGTGCGACAGCAGGCCCTGAAGATTGCGGCGAGACGATTGCGCGTCCGTTGATTGCCACCATGCAGGATGAGGAACGGTTTGACAGATCGTTCCGCGGGCTGGCGTGGAACGTCTGGCGGGCATTGTCGGCGCATCATCCGCAGGAGTTCCCGCCGGCATTGCCTGCAGACAAGGGCATCCAGTTGGGCTGCAATTTCATCGCATGGTTCAACGATATTCAGGCAATAATTGAAGCGATGCACAGAGCGCACGAACAGGACATCCTGGGAAACTCGAAGCCACGGAACCGGCGACGGCGTGACAATGCCGTCACGTCGGACGGTACCGTGGGCGGCAATCTTCCGGGGACTGTCCGAGAAGTATGGATGGACGGCTGAGCAAATCAGCCGGTTGACCATGTATCAGGCGTTAGTGTATAGCGGGTGTTGGTGCCCTGAAGACATCTGGCAGAAGCAGGACGTGAAATAATGGCCGTTACCGTCCAAGAAGCACAGGTGATTTTTTCGGCTGACGGTATGCAGAAAGTGCAGTCCGCAGCCGGGCAGGCAGCCAAGGCTATGACCGGCGTGACAGCACGGACCAGCCGACAGGGTCTGCACTGAAAGCCTGACCAGTTTGGGAGGGCCACTGGGGCAGCGTTTGCAGCGGCTGGGATTGCCAAGGGTGCAACGTCGATGATGACGACTGGCAGCCGGAGCTGAGCAGACCGCGATGGAGTTTGAAGTCCTGACGGGTCCGCTGGAAACGCAAGGCCATGCTTACAGCAGTTGCGTGACATCGACATGAAAACGGTGTTCGGCACGCAGGATCTGGCGAAGTCTGCCAGCATGATGATGCGGATGGGCATGTCATCGGATCAGGTGGTGCCCATTATGGGCATGACTGACCGAGGTGGCCGGCAGCAGCACGGAAAAGCTGCAGGATCTGGCCTATGCGATGTCGCAAGTGCAGATGGCGGGACGGCTGACAGGTCAGGAAAATCTGCAGCTGATAAACGCAGGTTTCAGTCCGCTGGCTGTCATCGCAGAGCAGACTGGCAGCAGCATGGGCGACCTGAAAAAAGACATGGAAAACGGTGCGATATCGGCAGACATGGTAAAGCAAGCACTGAGCGACCTGACAACCGGAAGCGGACGGCTGGCCGGATTTCAGGACAAGGTGGCGCAATCGACAGCGGGCATGTTCGCCAAGGCGCAGACTAATCTGGAATTGTTGGCGATTGAAATCGGCGGCAGGTGCTACCGTACGCGAATCAGTTCCTGCAGTGGTCGATCAGTGCGATGCAAAGCATGGATGGACTTGGCGTGGACATTCGGCCGATGCTGTCTGCAACGGGCGAGTGGTTCACGAGCACGTCAGACTATTTGCCGATATCGGGGTTGTGGTCGGGTCATTGGTGGCCGACATGGGCAACCTGTGGGCGGGGTTGTTTGAGGACATCCCGGAATTACGCGAAGGCGGCACTGGATTGGATCTGCGCGAACACGAGCACGGCGATGAGCAACATCGCCACAGGTGCGTCAAACATGTGGGCGCGATGGAGCGCGGCAGCCAGCAACTCGGGGAGCAAATTGCGTTTGCCTTGGGGTTGTCAGATGAAGTCCTGACGATACCGGAACCGACGTTGCAGGCCATGCAGGAGTTTACCGGGTTCAAGCCTCCGGAGACTTCAGCAGCAACCACAAGCGTCATGGAAAACATCGACGCACAACTGGCAGCAGCGAGGGCGGAGCGTGAGGCAGCACGGAACGCCCCGAAACCCGCCGGAGAGGGCGGAGGATTTGCGCCGGTGGAGTTTGGAGGCGGTGCACTCGGAACACCCGCAGCAGCCGCAGGCGGCAGCACAGGCAGCGGCACAACAGGTGCAACGCGGCGGAGCCTTGCAGATGTTTCAGCGGCTGCAGGATCAACTGGCACCGAAGAAACAAGAAGAAATGACGAAGCAGCAGATTGAACTGGCGAAACAGTCGCTGGAAGTTCAGCGGGCGATTGCCACAGGAATCACGGGCCTGCCACTGGTTCCGATTTTGGGATAATAGAACATGCCATATCCATCATTCACCGAACACGAAGACAGTCCGCAGGAATCTGGCAACAGGTCCGGCGAACTGTCATTCACTCGCATTTTTCTGACGGCATGGGCTGACCGCTGGGCGTTCATCAGCGAGCATTACAAGGCGGGTCCGTTTGGTCTGCCGGCATCCTATTCATCCTACTGGCCGGGAGTGCTGGCGGATCACTTTACGATTGACAAGCTGACGCCGAAGCCCATTCAGGCCAGCATCACAGACCCAAGCAGCCAGCAACTGGAACACGACACGCAGGCGAAAATTACCATCAATTACACGCCACTTCAGAGCGACCAGCAACAGCAGCAAGACCCGAACGACCCAACACCATTACCCGCCGGAACGTGGTGCACCTACAACCAACAAAGCAACATCGAATTTCGAACGGTTCCGGGGCGAAGCTGCAAATGGGAGTCAGACAACAAAGCACTGCCGGCGGATGTTTCGGCGATGATTCCGGAGCCGGTCAGCACGCATGAAGCTGACATGGCATCAGGTGCAGGTGGTGCCGTGGGTGACGTTGGAAAACATGAAAGGCTGCGTCAATGAAACGGCATTCAGGCTGCCGGGCGGTCCGCAAACATTCCTGCCAGAAACGCTGCTGTTTGAGGGCCTGAGCGACGAAGTGACACTGAGCACAGATGCACAATGGAGCACGCGGAAACTGGTGTTGAGGTTTGCGGCGAAGGCGCAGAAGGGATTTGCGAACAGTGCCAGGGGCGCAAACTCAGCAGCCGGCAGTACGGTGTACGGATGGAATCATCAGTGGCGGGATGATACGGCAGATTATGACCGGGTATTGTCGGCGGATTCCTCGGACACCATGTTTGCCAAGTTCGATTTTAACACGCTGTGGACGGCGCAATCATGACGCAGGGCGATAAACGACCGGAGCCATTCCGGAAGGGCCAGAGGCTGACAGCAGCGGGCCTGAATGAGCTGACGACGGCGATTGAATCCGTGATGAGTCGGATGCTGGGGCAGTCCGTGGGGCAACCGCTGGACATCAGCGGCAAATTGGATACGGCACTGGCACCTGCGAGCAATTTCGGCACGGCACCATCAACAGCCACAATGAGCGTCTGGGGCAAGGACGCAAACGGCGACATGGTGGACACTGGGCGGAACGAAACGGTCGTGAATCGTTTCGAGCGGATCGGATTTGCTGCAGGAGTGCCATGTGAGGCCCGATGGATCGACGGCGAATGGCGACTTGTGACGGCAGATTGTGCGTGAGGTGCAGCGATGATTTTGGGCAGGTGCTGCAAGTGTAAACAAGTCGAGCCGGTCACGATTAAAGGACTAACCGCCAGCACGGGCGTGACTGAGTGGGAGTATGGTCCGGGCAGTCTTTGGTGCCAGCATTACGGGGCGGACAGAATCAGCGGCATCCGCTTTGACTGGACTGAAGACGATCGGTTTGTCTACGCAGTGCCACAGGACGATTATTTTTACAGCATCAATTGGCCGATCTGGCGCAGCAGACGGCATCCGATCACGCGAGCGTTCACGCCAAACTGCAGCGAGTGTCTGACGCTGGTAAAACTGGACAGCACGGATGGCACTGAGGTTGAATCGGCAACAATGTCCGGTGTGTTTGCGTACCCTGAGATTTTCCAGAACCAGCCCACAGGAGGATACTACCCGCTAAACCTGACGCGGTTGACAGGGCCGGTGGGGTTGTCTGGCGGTGATTACCTTATGCCCCATTCCGTTGATCCGGCTGTCGAATGGATTGACTACACCACCGACACGGCCAACAAGGAATACACGCTGCACGCCCATACAATGCAGGGCGGCAACGTGTACGTTCGGACGCTGACCAGCCTTGAGACCATTACCATTCCATACAACGCCACAGCAGCGGCTGTAAAGGCTTTGTTTGAGGCAACGGCAGACTGCACCGCAGCGACGGCAACGGGCGGGCCGTGGCCGGGCACTGCGATTGATTTGCAAGTCACGTGGTCACAATCTGACGGCGATATCGGATGGCTGAGATTCAGCCCGAGATATACAGCCGGCGGAAGTGGTTCGTGTTTGTTTCAATGGAACGCCGGAACGTCAACGTGGGTGCTTGTATCTGATACCTGCAATCCGGGGCCTGCAGAAGAACCACTGACATCCGGCAGTTATGACGGCGAACTACGAGCCGGCACCTGCCCTGTGTCGTTTCCACCACCAGCGAGTGCGACGCGAAACACCCGAGCGGCTGCTGTCAGTTGGAGCACGTCAACGGGGGCAGTCACGTCGAGCGTTGGACATGTGTTTGGTCTGAGCAACGGCACGGCACCATCGAAGTTGATTGCAGAGACTGCCGGCACGGTTCCAACATACACAGCGTTGGGCAGTTCTGAAGTGCAAACGGACATGTACGCCGGAGCGAGTAATTCGGTTTTGATTTTTGGTTACAGCGGACAGGATCAAAGAACGGTTGAGGGCTGGACAGTCGGCAGTCCGTGGTCCCGGATCTGGCGACGATATACAAACGGCGAGCCGCTATACGGCGGAAGGTGCGCGTGGGCTGAGGGCTTGGCGCAGTCTGGCAAGGTGGCAATCTACGTCAAAAACGCACCTACAACAGCAGCACAAAAACGGGCGTGATTGCGGATATCGCAGCAGGAACGTTGACAGAATTCGACGTGGACGAAGTCAGCACTAATACGCAATACAACAACAACGCAGCGGCTGGGATTCTGTTTGACAGCAGCGGTAGTGATTTACTTACATTCGCATACTCAAGGGTGTTTGCACCAGCAACAAACCCATCATACACAATTGCATACAATCTTGGCGGCAGTCAATTTCGGACACCATCAAAGCGGCTGCTGCTGGGGTATGTTGACAAAGCGTTTGGAGCAGACGCCAGCCGAATCTACGGCAGTCAGTTCCCGAGCGTTGGGGCATCGACTGCGGTAAAGTGGAGCAACAACAACAACACAAACCCACCTGTAACGGGCGGACTGGCGGTTGCTGGCAGTATTTCGCGGGTGTACCGTTGGGAGTGGTATTCTTCACCAGGGGAACGCTACGACGCCGGAGAATTCCGCATCCGGTTCACACCAGCCAGCAGCACGGGGTTGGCGTCTCAAGTCACGTCTTGGCTGGACTGGCAGTGCAGCGCAGCGGACATCGAAAACGCAGTGCTCGCAATCTGGCCACAGAACACCGAGGGCGTGACCACAAACGTGACTGTGAATCCGTTTGGATTCGGCGGCACGAACGTCACCGACAACAGCCCAGCCCCGAGCCTAATCGAGACAAACATCAGCATCCATTTCCGGGCAGCCAGCACACTTGGCTTCATTCCTGCCGCATACGTCAGCCCGGGCAGGGTATCGATCGAGGTCCGCAATCTGGCGACGATCCCGAGCACTGGCGGGATTGCGGCGTATTCTGCGACGGACGCCAGTGTCTCATGGTCCCGGAATTTCGGGTCAACGGCCAGCCCGGCGAGAACATACCCACAGCCGTCAGGCGGGTGGCTAAGGGGCAGCAGGCTGTACGTATACGGGCCGGTTGTTGATAACGAGTTGTAAAAACCCGCTGATTTCCGCAGTCTCCGGCATTTTGCCGAAAATGTGGAAAAAGGGTGTTGACTCTTCGGCAAACTGCCGATAACATATCCGCAGTGGTGAGACGAACAACAAATTCAACTGGGAGTTGAGACGATGAACAGCAAGCGAAGCCTTAAAGACGTTGTTGAGATGGTACAGAAGCTGGTGGCTCGCAAGATGAACGGGCAGCCAGCCACAGTTATCGACGTGCAGAACATTTTGAAAGCTGATGGACACGGTCGCGACGCCCACCGACTTGCAAAATACTGGCTGCAGCACGGCACAAAGGTTGTTGGATGGACTGATTTTGGTGACCCGCTGCGGGTAAACGTTGCATTCAAAATGGACTGACAACAACAAACACAGCCCCGGAGCAATCCGGGGCATTTTTGGGAGGGGTGAACAAATGAACTGTGCAGACTGTAACGGGCCGATCGGGCAGGACAGCGGACCGCCGGGCGGCTGGCAATTGGAGGACGGGCGGACGGTTTGCCATGCGTGCTGTGTGGCGGACACACGCAAGGCGATTCAGGAGATGCGGCAGATTCTGGAATATTTGACACATTTTGGAGGGCAGGAAGAGTGAGTGACAGCGACGAACTGAAGGCACTGCGGAACGGCTGCTGCCGATGCTTGCGGTAATTTTGTATCCGGACGCGCGCGCGCTGCAAAGCTGAAACAGCAGGCGTGGGTGGCTATTGTCACCGCGTTGGGGGTGACACTGAAGGATGTTTTTGACGCAATTCCAGATTCTGTTTTGACGTTGGCGGACCAACTAAAAGCCACTCGCTCATAAAAGGAAATAACAGATGGAAGATACGTATTTGGTGATTGCTCGATTTTCGATGGATGATGTGGTGATTGAGTGCAAACGGGATCTGGAGGTGGCAAAGCAGTTAGCTGCCGTTATTGCAGACGAGCCGGAGACGTTGCGCGGCGAGGTCGGCGAGTCGATGGCGGCCTGGTTCGCGAACACAAAGGCCAAAGCGAGGCCGGAGGATCTGACGCAGGTCGGCATTCTGCGACTGCTGGGCGGCGTGGTGTCGGCTAGCTGGGTGATGTTTTACGACGTCGAATGAGAGGGCAGGCAGTGACACAGGCAGACAAACAACACTGGACCGTCGGTAAGGCCCTGGCGGCATACGTGGGCATTCCCCGCACTACGCTGCAATCAGCAGTCACGCAGGGCCGGATTCCTTCGCGGACGTTTGGATGCGGTAGTCTGGTGGTGAACATCAGGGACGTGAGGGCGTGGGCACGCACGCACGAGCCGAGGGCGAGTAAATAAACGCTGTGAGGCAATAACAACACACCACCGCAGCACAGCATCAGGCACGCTGACGGCTGGCCCCCGCTGCGAACGAATCGCCGGTGGTTTCTTCAACGAAGGGAATTTGAGATGGTGTCGAACAAAGGCAGGGGCGGTCTGACCGTGAAACGCAACGAAGACCAAGCCGTGCGGATCAGGACCGCTGGCGGCGAGGTGATTCGTGTGACAGTCGTCAAAGTCGGCGACGGCTGGGCACAGGTCAATTTTCTGGCACCGCAGTCGGTGACAATCCTGCGGGATGAGCTGGAGGATTTGCAGTCATGAAGGGCAAAAATTTCAGGCTCGGCGAACGGGTGGTGGTCAGTATCGACGGCAGCCCGTATGCGGGCAGCATCAGCAGGCGACTGGACGAAGTCGGCAACTACTGGGTTGTTTGGCTGGATGGGAATGTCATGCACGACGCGCACGCTTGCGACATTCGCAGGGAGCGGCAGCAATTCGAGGAACTGTCACCCGAGGAACTGGGCGCGGCGAACGGCAGCAATCCGGGCCGAGTGGCCAGAAGCTGTCGAGGCTTCAGCGGCAGGTCGTCAAACCGGAGCCGTTGCAGTTGAGTGAGTCACGATTGTGGCGAAGGACGAGCGAAGGAGGACTGGCGGAATGAACTGGAACAGAGTCGAGTTTTGTTACGGTCAGCGATTGGAGTTGCGAGCGTGCGACCATGCAGCGAGCCGGTGGGTTCCGGTCTCGGTCTGTGGGGTGCTGGTTGCACCCAGCAAAGACCCGCACGAGCCACAGGTTACCTATCAGGTCGTAGAGGCCAGCGGCAGGACAACCTGGGTAGGCCGCGACCGTCTCCGGACAATTTTTGAAAATTCTGAAAACAGCCTGTTGACAGATCGGCAGATTGCCGATAGTATTCACGCACCGGACGCACGAGCGACCGAGTGAAACAAACCTTGACTGGGAGTTGAGACGATGACGATGAAAGCCCCATCAGGCGGACTTGCCAGCAAAGTAAACGGCCAGTTTTACGAGGGCGGGCAGTTCATGCCGGAAACTGGGTTGTTTTGCGGCAAAGCCGGTGCAAAGCGGCAGCAGAAATGGCAGCAGGCAGTGTCGCGAGGTAAGGCAAAAGACCTTGGCGGCACCAAAATGTTTCAGGTGCAGCGATACGAGGGTAATGGCTGCTGGCAAATTCTCGGGTTGGCGATGGCCGAGACGGAAAAAGAAGCACGGGCAGCATTCTCCGCGACTGGTTGCTTGAGCCGCAAAACAAATCTGATTGACACCACACCCCGCTGCGAGTGCGGCGGGGTCTTTTGGCGGGAGGTTTTTGAGGGGAATGACGATGGTGGTGGAAGTGAAGGCTGGAGCGTGGCGAACACGTGGCGGCAAAATGGTCATTGTGCGGCGATACAAAGAAAATGCCGGCTGGGTGGGAACCGACGGAAACCACAGGTGGGACGACGGGCGGTACACGACATCCGTTGAGTGTTCACTGGATCTGGTGGAGTATATCGGCGAGGAGGTGCCAGAGCCACAGCCAGAGCCAGAGCCAGAGCCACAGCCAGACGCAGCCGAGGAGCTGGCAGCACTGAGTGACGACCGGGACCGATGGCAGACGCGAGGCGAAGCAGGCAGAGGGCAGGGCTGCGACGTTGACGCAGGAATGGCAGACTGCACAACGGTACGTCAGCGGTTGCAACGAGGTCAACAACAGGCTGACGACGCTGGTACATTGCAGTGCGGCTGTGACCGACCTGCAGCAGCAACTGACGACAGCACAGATTCAGTCGGCGAGGCACAGGCACAGCTGGAGGCCGCGGTGCACTTGCCGGATCTGCGGAGCGACCTGGAGCGAGTGGCAGCGGAACGCGATGCGGCACGCGAGGAGGTCCGAGGGTTGCAGGTGAGGTCGGAGCAGGCAGAGGGCGACGCGCGGCAGGCTACGGCGAAGATCAGCACACCTTCAGGGCGAGGTCGTGCGGATGACGTCGCAGCGTGAAGATCAAGACCGACACGCTGCTGAGCAGCGCGAGCGGCAAGCGACGCGCTGCAGGTGGTCATTCTGAATCTGTTCCGGGAGGTGCGCGACGATGACTGATTTCACGCTGGGGTTTGTGCTTTGGGCATGTTCGCAGGCTGCGGGCGCCGTGGCGTTGTTCCTGCTGGTCGCTGATTGGGTCTGCGGGCTGTTTATCAGGCGGCGAGCGAACCCGCCACAGCAGCCGCAGGTGGATGCACGCAGGGGGTTTTACAATAGCACGGGGGAGGTGAGATGAGATACTATCGAGATTTGCAGCCAGGCGAAACGCTGCAGGCTGGGGACGAGCGGCTGTATATCGTGCCAATAACGTGGATGCCTATTGCCGAAACCGCAGTCGGATGGCAGGTGACTGAATTACGGCTGTACCGCCGCCCCGTCGATCTGCCGGTGCTGCAGCCAGTCACGCCGGAGGCGATGGCGGAGTTGGAGGGGCGAGAAGCGTGCGGTGATCCTATTCCGGCATAAAAATCCATCCACTGCCGGTATTGTGTCGTCAGTGTGGGATGCTGTCGCCGGTCGCTGGTGGGGGACGCCGGCAGGTGAGGAAAATCCGCTGGATTGGCACTGGTATATCGAGCCGTCAACGATTCCGGAGGTGCGGCAGTGAGCGACAAAAAACCACACTGGCGAACAGTCGACGACATCCGAGGATACGTCGGCGACAGGATTGTCGCGATTTGTCAGTGGAGCGAGCGACATAGTAGCGCAGTCAAACGCCACATTATCACGCTGACGATTCACGACGACGGCGTGACCCGAGAACAACGAGGACAACGGGCTTTGCCTCGAGGATTGCGACTACTGGATGCCGGAGGCGGAGTTTTTGAAACTGTTTGGGCCGGAGGTGACATGATGCCACCAAACGGACCACCGCCGCGACATGGCAACATCCCCGGACATCCGACATCACCACCACCACCACGAGAACGGTGCAGCCAGTGCGGCAAGGCCTGCGGACGCAAGCGTCTCTGTCGGCTGAGACTGGCCGCAAAATTTATCGCGTTTGTGTATCGATCAGGAACTGGAAAAACTGGAGCGCAGATCATGAGTGAGCAGCCATTGGATATTGCATCACTGATGCAGATTGAGGACCTGAAACACGCGAATCAGCTGCTTGCCAGCCATGGTCGATGACCTGCACGCCAAGGTGGAAAAATTGCAGGAGCGGCTGGAGAAGGTGCGGCGGATGATCGGCGACATTTGCGGCTGGTACAGTTGCACGGACTGGTTTGACGAGTGCGAGCGAACAGACGTATGGGAACAGGTTGGGGAGTTGCTCGGGCGACTGCAGAGGGAGGTGGAATGATGGCACGCAAGACACGGGAACTGAGAAAAGTGCCAGAACATCTGCAGATGGACCAGACAAAGGTTCTGCGCATGGCGCAACGACTGCAACGAGCAGAGCGCTATTGCGGCGACTGCATGACGTTGTGCTGGACGCTGAATTGTGTCAGGTAATCACAGCGTATTTTGGATGAGACACAGCGGAGGGCTGAGCAGTGAGGGCGTGCAGGTGCTGGTGTGGTCTGGCTGCTTGAAGCAAATGAATGGGTCGATTTACAGACGAATTGCCGCACTGAGGCAGGACTGATTCGGCGATTGCGGGCAGGCGTGCGGGCTGGTGAGTGGCTGGCGTGGCGAATCATCAGAATTGAGCGTGAGGAAATGGGGGTGAGTTGATGCGTGAGCGGCTGCACGCTGGGGTACAAAGACATTTCAGCAGACAGAGCTATCAGCGGCTGTTTGACCTGTGGCAGCGGGAGTGCGGCTGATGATTGCGATTTCTGGCATCGTCGCAGCGGTGATTGTGTGCCGTGGCGCTGGACTGGTGGCTGTACGTGTGGAGTCAGCTTCAGACCCACCGGAGCAGCGGCACGACGTGTTGACCGGCGATCAAGGCGGCGACGAGTGTATGGAGGGGAGTTTTGAGGAATGGTGACGCCAAATCAAATCATCAACGCGGACAACGTGGAGACGCTGAAAACGTTTCCCGACGACTGCATCGACCTGACAGTCACCAGTCCGCCATACGACAACCTGCGGACGTACGAAGCGGGCACTCGTGGGATTTCAGAGGCACTGGCGGAGCAATTGTTTCGAGTGACGAAGCCGGGCGGCGTGCGTTGTCTGGGTGGTCAATGACGCGACGATTGACGGCAGCGAGACAGGCACGTCATTCCGGCAGGCACTGCACTTCATGGAGATCGGGTTTCGGTTGCACGATACGATGATTTGGAACAAAAGGCGGATTCAGCTGCTGTCGGATCATGTGCGGTTCGTTATGGTCCGCGGTGTTTGAATATATGTTTGTGCTGGCGAAGAACGCACCAACAACATTTCAACGCGTGACAGAGACCGGAAGAACATCAGGGTCGGTACAGATCCGCGATCATCGTGCGTGCGTGAAGTGAACGGCCAAAAACGACGGCAGCAATCGCTAGGGTCCGTCGTTGGTAAATTCGGAATTCGATTCAATATTTGGAGAGTCGCCGCACAGAGTCGAACGATGTTCACCCAGCAATCTTCCCGAAGCACTCGCCCGCGACCACATTCTATCATGGAGCAACGAGGGCGATCTGGTGCTCGATCCGTTTAGCGGTTCCGGCAACGACGGCGAAGATGGCAAAGCTGATGGGCAGGCAGTACATCGGAATCGAGATAAACGCCGAGTATTGCGAGATTGCAGCCGAGCGACTGCGGCAGGGGGTGCTGTTTTGACGGCGTTTTCGCAATCTCAAAAATCTTTTGAAAATTGCAAAACGTGATATTGCAAACTGCAAAACGCGTCGATAATATCTTCGGTGTCAGACGTGTGGTGCGACTGACACAAACGCAAACGATAAGACTGAGGGGATACGACGATGACAACTGCAACAGAAACCGGCCTGTTCAATGTCCACACCGAAGACATTCAGTTTCCCGGTGGATTCAGCGACGACGTTTCTCCGCTGCGGTCGAACAAGGGAATGCCGGTCATTGTGCTGGAGACTGAAGACGGCTACCGGCTGATTGACGGCTGGGGCCGTGTTTCCGGCCTGCTGAATGCCGGTGCTGAAGCTGGACACAGGCAATCTGCGTCAGTGCTGACGATCTGGCAGAACGCACAACAACCGGCGACGACGAAGAGTGGAATGCCGCGATGCATGCACGCTACGCACGCGCAGTACACATACCGACGGCACGACGAACTGACAACACAAGCCCCGCCGATCGGCGGCGGGGCGATTTTTCTGGGGGCAAGACCATGAGCAGACGCAGACGATCGACACCGAGCCTGTCAGCGCGAGACTGCGGCATCAGGATGCGGCAGGCGTGGCTGGTGTGCTGTGTGGGTTTGGTGGGGCTTGGTGTGGGTCTATTTTTGGAGAAGGGGATGCTGGCAGCGAAAACAAAGGCGCCTGATCTGTCAGGCTGGTGGGTACTGGGCGCCGCCCTCGAACGCGAGGTGCGGCAACGTGGTTGGCAGATCGGTCGCGGCGTGCTCGCGTACCGCGTGCGTATCGGGCAGCTGCAGGTGGTGACAGCGGCGTGCGGTACGCAGCTGGTGCGGATTGATGACGTGATGGCAATTGAGGGGGACGTGAGCGTGGAACTACAGGTGAGTCAAATTCAGCGAGCACTGCAGGCGGTATCAGGTGCCTGCAATCCGCGACACCAGAGCGAAGTGCTGCAGCATGTCCTGCTGCGAGCAACGGCGCACGGCGTGCAGGTGGTCGCGAGTGACGGCGAGGTGACGGCGATTGCGGTAGTGACGCCGGAATCCGTGAGACCAGAGACTGTGCCAGCGATGGAAATCCTGTTGCCGCAAAAGTTCATCGAGATCGTAAAGCAGTTGACTGCGGACACCCTGCGGATCACTGCCGACGACACCAGCCTGCAGCTGACGAGCGGTGGAGGCCGATGGCGACTGGCAACAGCAGACCCGCAGGACTACCCGATCTGGGCGAGTCCTGCAGGTATAGTGGGGCTGACGCTGGATCACGTCGAGCTGTCAGATGCAGCTGCAGGGGGTTGCGTTTTGCTGCGACAACCAATCGACCCGCTACGCATTGGGCGCCGTGCGACTTGATTATGACGCTGGGGATTGCCTGATGGTCGTTGCGACCGACGGCAGGCGACTGGCAAGCCGTGCCGTTGTGGCGAGCCTTGCCTGCACACCGCTAATTATGCAGCTGATTCCGAGTAAATCCGTCAAGGCTATACGGTCGATGCAGGCCGTTGGCCATGTGCTGCTGCAGGTCGATGACCGGAACGTGTACGTCACCGATCAGGTGGGCAACCGGGTAATCGTGCGGCAAGCCGAAGGCCGTTTCCCGAAGTGGCGTGACGTGGTGCCAGACGACAAAAACGCCGTGGGCATCACCTGCACTACGGCACAGCTGGCGACGTGCGTTCGGCAGGTTCAGACGATGACCGACAAAGAGAGCCGAAGCGTATCACTGACGATTGACCAAGGTGTCATCCTGTGCTCCGCAGAGGGTGCCGGTGGCAATGGTCAGTGCGAGATGGCACACGGCGCAAGCAATGCAGATCGACGGTACGAGGTGACGCTGGACGCGGTGTATCTGCTGCAGGCATTGCAGGCGTGCGGCGATCAGGTCACGTTGAGCTGGGCCAGTGAGCCGGTGACAGTTGACGGTGCCGTCAAGCTGGTTTCGGGGCTGTGGTGTGGTGTTATCATGCCTTTGAGTGTGGAGGGGTGAGCGATGGTGCAGCTGGGCGAGATCATAAACCAATTGTACGAGATTGACAGCACACTGCGCAGAGCAGCGGCAGCATTGGAAAAGCTTGCACCACAGGGCAGCGAGCGGGAGCGGGTGGCGCTGCAGTATTTCCTACATTGCGTGCAAAACCCGCAAAAAGCATTCCAAGAGGCGGATTGGTTCTTGGCGGAATGCGACGAGCAGCGAGTGAGGCAGGCTGAGTGAGTGAAACGCGGTGTGGTGCCGCGTTTGGTGTGGTGTGGTTTTGATTGAGGGGATTAGAGATGAAGATTGAGATGATCCATATGACGCCGCAACTGGCGGCGCAGATGCTGGCAAACAATCACGGCAACAGGACGCTGCGTAAATCAACAGTGCGAACATACGCAGCGGACATGAAGGCCGGACAATGGCGTTGCACGCATCAGCCTATTGCACTGAGACGCTAATGGAAATTTGCTGGATGGACAGCATCGATTGAATGCGGTGATTGTGGCGCAGTGGGAAGGACCTATGATGCTGGCAACATACGACACAGCAGAGGAAACAATGAAGCTGCAACTGGACAGAGGGGTTAGGCGAACAGCGCACGACATTTTGCAGAAGCCGCGAGATCACGTTGAATGTGTTAGTCGTTTGTTAAAGCACACGTTAATAACCAGAGGTGCTATGCCGATTTACGTAATTGACAAAATACTCCAAGCGCATCAATCAAAAATTGATCGAGTTCACAGCATTCGCACAAGCAATAAGCGAATTTCTGGCGCAGCATCGTCTTTAGCCGCGTTGCTGCTTACTGCCTACGCTGATCGTTCAGATAGCCAGATTGAGCAGTCGCTGGAACAGTACAATTTATTTTTTCAGCAGTCGTATGCCGGAATGTGGCCGCACGTGCAAGCGTTCAATGCGTGGATAGTCAACGGCAAGGGCAGCTCTCGTATAATTTACGGTGTCACCTCGCAATGGGAAATGTTTATGCGGGTGTATCTCGCGTTCGACTACAACCGTCGAACGCACAAAATCAGCCGCATATCAAACTACGACGAAACCAAAGCAGAAATGGCCGAGCGAGCAAAGATGCTGATTGGCGATTGTGTTGAATAGAAACAGACACCACACCCACCACCCTGCAGTCACGAGGTCCGCAGCGGGCTGGCCTCCCGAGCGAAGTCATTCGCGGGTGGTGGGTTTTACTTTAACAACGTCAAGGAGGATTGAGCGATGTTGGTTTTGAGCAGAGGCGAAGGTCAGGTTATCACGATCGGCGATAACATCCGCGATCACGATCGTCGAGGTACGCGGTGACAAGGTACGAGTCGGCATCGATGCACCGCGAGACGTGCAGGTGCTGCGGGCGGAGTTGCTGGAGCAGACACCGGAGGGCGGCGACAATGATGCCTGACGAGGAATTCGACCGACTGGGGCGCCGTCACCGAATGACGGCAGAGGAAGAACAGGCGTGGTTTGCTGAGTTGTATTCACGAATGAGCATTTGAACGAATGGGATGGCCGCATGAAAAGATCAGACGACGAGGACACAACCTCCACGAAACGCAAGGGCCGAGGCGAGCCGCAAAGCTACACGATCACAGGGCGTTCAGGGCGCAGAGCCGGGCACAGGCCAGACTAAACAGCAGTTGCACCTGAGCGTGCCCGGTGAGCCGGTTGGGCAGCCACGGCACAGGGTCTGCACAGTCGGGAAACGGGCCAGGATGTATCTGCCGAGTGATCATCCGGTTCATGTTTACAAAAAGGCAATCGCACTGCAGGCTGTCGGCTATGTTGTTTTCGCGGGTGCGGTTGAGGTGTGCATCGTGGCATGGTTTCCAATGCCGACAAGCTGGTCGAAGAAGAAACGACGTGAGCATGATTTCAGGTGGCACACACAAAAACCGGACGCGGACAACGTGGGCAAGGCGGTGCTGGATGCGTTGTCTGAGCACTGGACGGACGATTGCCAAGTGGCAATTCTGACGGTGCAAAAACGGTGGTACAGTGGCACAGGACTGACACAGGTTTCAGTGCGAGAGATACAGGAGGGCGAGTGATGGAAGTACATTTCGCGGTCATCGGCGACGTTCACGAAGACTGGCGTGAGAACGTACCTGCGGTGCCGGCGGCTGGTGATGTGGTGCAACGTGGCGACAAGTCGTTTCGGGTGGCACATCGGACGTTCGTTGCAGGACTGATGCAGGTTATGCTGGTTCCGATCAATCACGACTTTGAGGAGATACCGTATTGAAAGACGGCAAACCGCTGGTCTGGACAGACCGAGACGCACTGGACGCATTCCAGCACGTTGACATCGTGGCGATGCATGGCGGCAGGAATTGCGAGGGTGACGCGACGACGGTATCGGTACGAGCGACCGACACCGGAGCAGGAACAAGACATACAGGACACACTGCGGAAACTGCGACAGGCAGACCGTCAGAGGCTGCAGGATCTGGACGAAGCACTGCAGCATGATCGAGAGCGAAAACGATTGACTGAGGTGGTCAGTCGTGAAGTTGTGTTGGCATTTTTGGAGGGCGGCTGGTGATGGGCAAAACTGAAGTGATTACGGTTGAACAGGCACGCAAGGCAGGCGGAGCACTGAAACAAGTCGCGACAAGCCTGCAAGGACTGAGCGAGCGGAAGCCGTTGAAGGTGCGTTGGTGGTTTCGCTTGAGCGCGTGGCACTGCTGCAGCAGATGGACGCGGTTTTGTGTCAGCCGGCAGTGGAGGCAATGATTTTGCAGGCAGGGCGGCAGCTCGGCACATACGAGATTGCGGAGTCGAGGGATCGGCCGTTGCCGGAGGGTATCCTGTTGCAGGCCGTGCGGTCAGCGCTGTGCAGGGGCTATTTGCTGGCGGATGCAGCAGGCCCGCATTTCACGATCATTGCCGGGAAGGGTGCCAGCCGCAACGGCGATGATTAAAGAGGCTGGGCACCGATACAGACTGAGCCAGTCAGGCTGCACAGACATCAGGGTTACGGTCAGCACGTTGGGCGTCAGGCAGCGACCGAATGCATCCGGAAAATTTGACATGCTGGTGTGGGGCCGTGCGACTTGCACACACAATGGCAAGGCGGTTGTGGTTGAGAGGCCCCAAGACATGCCGTACGCGCTTCCGTATCACGAGTCCGATGGTCCGGATGGCCATGAGGCAAAGGCCCGCAGAAGGCTCCTGCGAGATTTGTGGGTGGCAGTCAGCGGCGAATGGGCGATCGATTCCGAGGATGAAATCGTGCAGCCGGTCGTTTCTGTGGACACGCCGCTGCCGCGAATCGCAGAAACGGAGATCAATCCGCAGGCGTTGTACGATGGCACGCGGGAGGACCTGCAGCCGTATTTGCTCGGACTACCGGAGGATGGAACACGCCAGGCGTTTGCAGACGTGCTGGGGTTGATCGAAGAAACGGGAGACCCGGAGTTGCTGCAGGCCAAGATTGAGGCAGACATCGTGCCAGCACTGCGGCAGTTGAAAGTGAGCAGAGCAATCGGTGAGCGGGTGGTGAAGCTGGCAAACCAGCGAATCGCGGTTTTGAGGGCTGAAGGCCGATGAACCTGATATCCATCAGATTCCGGCGGCAGGCTGACCGGACGGTGCTGGAATTCCGGCACCGTCTGATTGGCGACGATGGCAGGGTCTCGACCGAATGGGGACCGTGGCAAATTGCATACATGATGGAGGACGGCGAATGCAGACACACGCAGAGAGAATTGCCTGGCTGCGAGAACGCGGGTGGACGGTGGGACCAGATTTTTGTGCAGGGGTACTGGAGGCAGCGTCGCCACCCATCACGCTCATTGAAACGCCGACGCGGTCGGGATGGCTGACGCATGATACAGGGTTGATTTTGTGGCACGGTTTCGGGGATCAGCCGTTTGACGACTTCGTCCGAGGAAGTCACGGAGCCACCGAAGCCGGTTCAGAAACGACGTTCACTATTTGAGGAGGTGGATTAATGGCAAGGCGTAGGGTGAAGGTTGCGAAGACTCACGAGGAATCTGAGACCAGATGGGCGGACCAGTATTTCAAGCAGTGGCAGGAGGCGAAGGAGGAACTGCACATAACGCAGGAGCGGCTGGCTGAGTATCGGGCGGATTACGAGCTGCAGGAAAAGACAATCGCAGAGCTCCGGGCGCAAATCAACAAGGCGTCCAACCAATTGTACGCTGCAGGCATGGATGAGCAGCGACGGCTTGCAGTCGAGCGGATCAAACAATGGGTTGCCGATAATGTGGCAATCACGGGCTTTGACACGATTTACACGCGGCTGGTGAATGCCGTTGTCTGGGCGGTTGAGCTGAAAGCTGTAGACAAAGACCAGCCTGCAGACTAAGATGCGGGCGTGTGCGGCAGTAACGGGCTGACACACGCGAATTCACTATCAGGCCCTACCACGGCCTGATCTTCACCCATGCGGGATGGCGTTACACGTCCCGCATGGGTTTTCTTTGCGCGTGGGGCAAGCGAGCAATGGACGTGGAGCAGAAATGGACTATCCGAAAAGATCGACACACTGGGCACACAAGTACACCAGACTGCTGATGAAGTCGTGCGCTGCTCAGGAGATTGGGCAGCAGGCGGTGTTGCTGTGCGTGTACGTCTCTCACACTGAGGACGCAATGCGGTACACCGGGCCGTGCAAATTCTGGAATGAGCAACTGATGAACGTGCTGGGGTTCACGTCCCCAAAGCAGTTGGACAGAGCCAGAGACAAGGCAATTGAGGCGGGTTGGCTTGTGTACGAAAGACCGCAAAACAGGGCGGTCGGCAAGTACTACACCACAGTCCCGGAGCAGTACGCATCACTGGATGACACGCCGGTTGGCGAGAATGGCGGAAATCGTTCCGGTATTCATTCCACTAATCATTCCCCGAATCGTTCCGAATCTGACCCAATAACGTCCCAAAAAGGTGACGAATACGGGAATGAATGTGAAACGAATAGCGGAATGAAAAGCGGAAAACCTTCTATGCCTATTCCTTCCCCTCCCCCTCACCCTGGAGCCGATCCGGAAAGGCCGGTGGTGTGTGCGGGTGGTGATTGAACAGGTGATCATTCCTGAAAAACTGAACACTCCTGAGTGTCTGGCGGCTGCTGAGACGTGGTTTGCGTATTGTGACAGCCGCAGGGATGCCGGACAAGAATCCCAGGAACAACGCGATTCAGCTTCAGGGCTGGTGGCAGAAAATGGGACGCAAAACACCAGAGGCATTTTTGCGTGACATTGAGGGGTCAATCGCGAACGGCTGGAAGAACGTCGAAGATTGCACACCCCGCGAGCACAGAGGCAAGTCGCAAAAAGCTTTGGAAGCGGCAGACCCTGATTTCCTCCGAGCCGTCGAAGTCTGCAAACAATACCCAGGGGATTCAGATTTTGACCGTGAGGCCCGCGAAAAGCACATCGGGCCGGAGTTGATCCGGATCGTCCGGAAAATGGGTTCACGGCGATTCGTCGAGTGTGACAGGTACACGAAAAAAGATCTTGCGGCTGAATGGACAATCAACAGGAGTTCCATGCGATGATTCCCAAACGTGACACCATCGAAAACGGCTTATTGTGTGCGGCACTGTGCGGTCCTGAGTTTGTAGCCGAGATTCAGGCGCGGACTCAGCCGAGACCGATCAGAGACGTTTCCCGGGCGGCATACTGGGCAATTCTCGAACGCAGGGCCGAACGCGGCGAGCCGTTCGACCTGGACACCATCATGCGACGAGGTGTGCTGCAAGCAAACTGGAACTGGCGGTAGTTGGTCGAACCTGCAGGCGTCACGGTTTGAGACGCAGCACATTCCGTACTACTGCGAGCAGTTGGCGAAACTGAACGAAATCGACGATCTGCGAATCGTGGGGCTGCAACTGACCCGCGACCAAACGCCGGACGTCGACGAATACATCAGCAGGCTGGACGAACTGCGGACACGCCAGCACGCGGAGCTTGGTAACGCAGGCCGAGGCCATCCAGCGAGCAGACGACGAGAGGCGAAACCCGGCGGCAGTTCATCCCGACGAAGGCTGAAGCCGCTGGACGATCTGCTGGGCGGCGGTCTGAAGTCCGGTCAGTTGGTGGTGGTCGGTGGCAGACCGGGCAGCGGGAAGTCTGTCCTGATGCTGCAGATGTTGCTCGGGTCCGTGTAGTAGCCGCGCAGGCCGGTCTGGTGGTCAGCTCTGGAGATGATGGCCAGGGAGTTGATTGAGCGACTGCGGACGCGATACAGCGAGCCAGAGTTGGCAGCACTGAACCTGCGATACATCGACAGCACGAGCAATCTCGGGGCGATTCAGGCACTGGTGTCAGTCACGGCACGGCGCATGAAGCTGTGCGGCGTGGCGATTGATTATCTGCAACTGCTCGGAGGTTCCGGGCAGCGGTCGCGAGGGCCGGGAACGGGAAATCGCGAAGGCAAGCCGGCAGATGAAACGCATGGCGATGGACCTGCAATTGCCGGTGATTGTGGGCAGTCAGCTTAACCGGAACGCGGAGAAAACAGGCCGACCGGGTTTGCATGACCTGAGGGAGTCCGGAGCAATCGAGCAGGACGCCGACATTGTGATTCTTCTGCACAAAGACGCGGACACCGGGAAGACATCCGTGGAAGTCGCGAAACACCGAGGCGGCAAGACCGGGCGGCTGGATCTGCAACTGGAGGGGGCGAAGTTTCGTTTTGTGGTCAGTGATGCGTTTCAGGAGTTCGACCGATGGTAGAGGCACTGTCTGAGGCGGATCGGTTTTTCTGGATCTGGCGTTCAAACGAGCGAAGGAGAGGCAGGCAATGGCACACAAACGACGACTACCGACAGCCGAGCAGCTGAGATCATTGCTGGAAGTCTGGCAGGAGATCGAGGACGCACAACAGGCGGCGGAGGACACGGGCAGGCCAGCCAGCCGCGAGATCGGCGACGGTGAGCTGCTGGTGACGGTGTGGCCGACGAGATACCGCACGATCGGTCCTGACGGGCTGGACGAACCGGGCGATTTTTCAGCAGAACCGCAAGAAACCAGTTGACTAACGCGGCAAAGTGGTCACAGAATATCCGCAGCGACGACTACGGCACCACACTCTCCGGATCGTCGCGAGGCTGCCCGCCAGCGGACCTTCAGCTGCTGGCGGGTTTTTCGTATACCCGGTTGGCACGCCGACCGTGCCCGGTCGCCCGACCCCTCGGCGACCGGGCAGAATTCTTTCACGAGGGGCGCGAGGGGTTGCGAAAATGAAGGCAGGAGCTTTTGCACGGCAGGTTGGGGCAAAATGCGGACCGCATGACCGGCAGCAATGACAACGGCGAGCTGGTCGCATTTGATCCGGTCACGATAGCCACGCTGATCACCACCATTCTGCCGGTCAATCATGGGCTGGGTGCAGCAGTGCAAAGCGAAGCGACAGCAGCAGGACGTGCAGCCAGCTGTGGCCGCTGACCACAATGGGCCAGGGCAGGAGCGACAGATCCAGCGGCTGCAGGGAAGATCTTGCAGGAGTGCAAAGCCCGGGCACGCGATGAGCGGAAGCGGGCAAAAGAAACCGGGCATACCTGCAGACGTGGGCCGCTACGCGATCGACAGCGAAAGCGCCCGACGGCTGGCGGTGCACAGCATCGGGTCATTTGTGGCGATGTCAGCCGACGGACGCTGCCGAACTGGTCGCAGAGGGGAACTGAGCCATGCGGCTACTGTTTCTGCTGCTGGTCATGCTGCAGGACGGCAGGCCAGCAATCGACCTTCCGCAGCCAGTCAATCCGCCACCGCAGCCGGTTGTTCCGGATGCGGTGACGGCATTTGATTTGCGATCAAATCTACCTGATCCAAAGTCGGACGTGGCGTTGCACGTGTTCGCCTCGCCCGGCTGGCGTGGTCGAGATCACGCCAGAGCCAGAGGGAACGCGGATTCGAGGGCGGTTTGCAGGCGGGGCAAAGGCGACCGAGTCACGCAAGGTCAGCAGGAAGTTCGGCTATCTGGTCGAGGGTGTGGCAGCCGGCAAAGTTGAGTTGCTGGTGCTTCCAGTTGGCAGCGGCGAACCGCCGGACCTGCAGCGGATCCTGCTGGAGGTGACGGCACCGCAGCTGCCACAGCCACCACCGCGACCGCAGCCGGTCGATGAGCTGGCGAGGTGGTGCGTCGGCTACGAGGCGGCATGGCGCAAAGCGTATGCAGAGCAGGCCGAGCGACTGGAAAGCGGGCTGTTCAAGAGCGAGCCGGAGGCCGAGGCGTGGCTGATCAGCGACACTGCTGCAGGCACGCAAAGACCTCAGCAAAGACCTTCTGCAGCAGCAGTTTGACGAGGTCGGCGGCGAACGCTGGACGGCTGAAAAACATGCTGCCTGGCTGCGGAGGTTTCAGCGATGACAGACCGCACTGCTGGAACCGACGCCGGAGGAAATCGAGGCACTGCAGAGCACGCTGAAATGCAGTGCGAACGCGAAGCGACTTCGACGATTACGAGCAGGTGCTGAGAGATCCAGCACGAAACCCGCTGACCCGAATGCAGGTTGAGCGACAGCAGCGCAGCGACTGTCAGGGCAACGCCACAGCGAACGGCGAGGAGTACCGGCAGCTGGTATTGCAGTGGGTTCCGTCGAGATGCCGGCAGCTGTCGGAGATCTATGCGTACAACGCCAGCGAATACCGGATGCAGCCGTCACAGGTTGGACGCGACCGGGGCAGCAGCATTCACAGCGGCGTCAGTGTGCTGGTCGAGGGCATTCCGTCGCTAGGCGTGGCACCAGGTCTGCCGACAGAGCAGGCGTGGCCTTACGCACAATACTACCGATCACAGCGGCAGTTTGAGGCAGGCCGCAAAGGCGTCGAGATCCAGCCCGGGCCACGTGACAGAGCACGGGCCGTTGCCTGATTTTCGCGGGATGCTGGCAGCAGTTGCAGCTGGTGGAAGCGGTCATATCGGGACCAAGTGGGGCGTCGACTGGCAGGACGTTGGCGGGCCGAAGCGGTGCATGGACCGGATGCCGCGAAGCAGGCGGCGGACACGCAACCGAAATCATCTGGGCCGTGGAGGTGCGGGGTCAGTGGTATCTGTGCGTCTGGAATTCGCACGGCGACGGCTATTACCTGATGTCGCAGCGGTGCTATGAGCAACTGCAGGAGGCACAGTGGGAGCCGTTTGGCGGGCTTCCTGCTGATGCCCGATAAGGCCGTCGAGCGGTATCACGACTGCCGAGAAACAGGGGGCGGGTTATGGTGAGGATCATGGGCTGTCGTGCTGATGGTCGGCGTCGGCTATTGCGTCGGCGTGGTCGCTGATGAGACCGTTGACACATTGCCTGACTGGCGGGTGCTGCTGGCACGCATTGTTGCGATCGAGGAGCGGCTGGACGCGATTGAGGGCGGGGCAACTGTTCGAAAATCCCGAACAGTTGCCGAACCGCTGGAGGTGGTCCAGGCGAAGCCAGTGCTGGAGGTTGCAAGCAGCGGAATGGTGCGGGCCTTGTCAGCAGTTCTGGGCACGACCTGCAAGGCAGCTGGAGACGTTGGCGTTGAGGTCAAGCGGGTAAATTTCAGCAGCCGCATTCCGGCGTTTCGGTGGACGACCAGCGACGGCAAAACGCAGACGCAGACAGGATACACACGAGGGACGCTGCAGGCGCTGCTAACCAGAGTGACTGAGGGGAAACCCTGACATATTGCGTTTGAGGTGTTTCGGTGGTAGCATTTCGGCAGGCAGTGTGATAATCAACGACAGCCGGTGAGCTGATGAGATGGCAGACGCACAACCAGAGGACAAGCCGAAACGGCAACCGCAACGAAAAGGGGTGCGTATTGACGCGCCCGGATTCGAGGGCGAGGTCTCTGAGGACACTGCTCAGACGTTTCTCGACTACACTGGCAGGCGTGGGTGTGGGTGGTCCTCGCCTTGGCTCTGTCGATCGTTGTTCTCGCGGTTTGTCTGGGGCTGTCATGGCTGATTTGAGCGGCGAATACTGGCAGGCAGCTTTCGATTTCGTGGGCATGCTTCGCCATGGGCGTCGCGGTGTTTAATTTGGTGCCAAACGACGTGGCTCAGTGTGCTCACGTCGCGGGCTCTGCTGGCATTGTCGCCGGCGGTCCTCAGTTGCTGGGGGTTCATGCGTGTCGCGTGAATGAGCAGCTGGCGGTGATGGTGGAAGTCAAGAAAGCTCAGGGGGTTCAAAGATGGCTCAGGTTGTTCAGTCTGGTTCGGTCAGATTCTGTTACCACTCCAGCAGGACGAAGGCTCTGCTTCGAGCGATTTGGAGGCGGCCGATCCGTGTCATTTACTGACGGACGCTATCGACCAGAAGACGATCGAGCTCGACGGCGATAGTGGACCGGCTGGACGTCCTACTGGACCATGCTTTACCACTGCAGGACGGGGACGCTGGCATCCGCCAGTTTGACTCGCACAGCCGAGCGAATCTGAGGAGTACAGGCAGCAGCGGATTGGAGCGGCTGCAGTGCAGCAGGCGGTGCGGCAGCTGCGAAACGCGGCGACCACAGTGAAGACCACAGCGATCACACTAAGACTACCACAACAGGCAGCGAGCGAATGACAGACGCAGAACTCTACACACTCATCCAATCCGATCCGCAGGCCGCAGCCCTGTTCAGCGAGGGCAACGATGAGGGCTGTGCGGTGCGCTGTTCTGCCATTGCACCACCAATTCGGCAGCCGGTCGATGCGGGGTTGCTGATGGACGCCTGCATGTCTCTCGGGATCTGGCAACGATTGGAAGCGGCAGCCCCTCCGGGGTCGATCGACCCGCCAGCCAGCACAGCCCGCACGATGATGACCCGGTTGTCGCAGGGAAGGCCGGTGAATCTCGACAATCCGGCAGTGCAAGGGGATTGTGACCGACTGCATCACGCATGGGCTGATTACGCAGCCGGAGGCAGAGCAGTTGAGCACACTGGCGGATTCAGGCCAGACGATCACACAGCAGCAGGTGGGAGCGGCGAGAGAGTGGCACAGAGTAAGCGGAGGGGCGACAAATGGCGTTACCTGATTATGTCGAGATCACGCAGGGCACCGCGATAGTGTGGGGTGAGGCCGGAGCGTCTGGCGTTACTGCTACGCTGTCTCTCGATGCACTCGCAAGCGGGGCAGCCCGGCAGGGTGCGTCAGTCGATCTCGGAGCGAATTTTGCAGACGAGTACATTGTTGAGCTTGCGAGTGGAAACCGGCACGGCACCGACAGCCGGAAACGCGGTTGGAGCTGTACCTGATCAGCAGCACAGACAACAGCAACTGGCCTGCCAGGTCACGGGCAGCGACGGGGCTTACACGCTGGGAACATTGGACGCGAATTTGCGTCAGGCAGGCCCGCCGGTGGCTACGCTGGTGGCGACCAATGACGGCAACACGGTGTTGATCCAGAATCAGAGTATCCTGGCGTCCTCGTGGGCGTTATGTGGTGCCGATTGTGGATAACAATCTGGGGCAGGCATTCCGAGACGAGACCACAGCGACCGACAACGGCAGCCGTCGTTATCCGACACCACGCAGGACTGTAATCAATGACTAGGCCAAGTTGGCGGGACTTCGGCACCTTCGACGAATCAGCCTACCCCGAATTGTGGGATGGGGTGGTTGGCGCGTGGGCACCGTGTCTTGGTCCGACTGGCAATATTCTTATCGACCATGGCCTTCGCCGCAATCATGGTAACGGGTCTGGGTTAACTTTAGCATCCGCGTGGGTGGATACTATAACATACAGCGGATCGGATGCCATGCGTTGACTGAATTCCAGTGCAGCCGTGAGTGGTCAGTGTGTGGATGGGTGCGACACGAGGGTGGAAGCTTCGGCGTCAATTTGCTTGGCGGACTGGGGCGAGCAGCAGACGTGACAAATGATTATCTACTGTACATGTCTGCAGCTAACACTGCGAATATGTGGGGCAACCAGTCTACCATATTTTCTGGCAGCCACGACGATCACCTGCTGGACAGTTTCGCTCTGAACACGTGGCGCACTTTTGCTGGCGTGTGCTGCCAGCATCAGTCGAATTCTATCTGCAGGGAAAATATCAAGGTATGTCAGCGGGCTGGCCTGGCGTTGTGCGGATGGGGCAAATTGGAGCGCACCTTGGGGCTGTAGGTTGGGTTGGTAAGGTTTCCGATTTGGTGTTTTGGAATCGACCAATTTCGCCCGCTGAAATTTCACTGCATTATCCACGTTGGCCGTGGTGGCGTGTTTCGCACGCGGACGGCGGGACCGCTGCGACGGGGTTATGTAGAGTGAGGCCGTGAACAGGCGAGCGACGTTTATTTAATCTGCTGGGCCGAGTGTTAACATGAAGCTACTGAAACCGTCACACCATCAACGGTGATCGTCGGGCCGGTCCTCGATGCGAACAGGGCAGCGGTAACTACTGCTGTGGTCGGTCGATTTTGGCGTCGCAGGGTAATGGCACGGCAGCAACGTTATCGGGCGCGGCGCTCGTCACGCATATCGGCAATGGGTATTTACTCGGTGCATTGACTACTGGCAACACTGACACGGTGGGCCGATTAGTGTTGTATGCGGTAAATACGGCACACTGGTATGGCAACGCATCACTGGACCAGTTCTGCTGGCCAGTGTGTTCCACGACGCACTGCAGACGGGCGCAACAAGCACCACAGGCGGAGCTGGCGACGGCGGCGGCAGTACCGTCTCTGGCGTGCCCCGCGGAGGTCGGATTTCGACGCCGACGGCTGGAGGAGTGCGGACCGGGTTGCGGGACGGAGCTCAGGGAGGATCGACGCTGCAGTATCGATATCGTCACGCATGGCGACCTTACACGCAGCCGACGGGGTTCCTGCGGCCACGTTCCCCGCGACCGTCAGCAGCTCCGCAGGCGGGGGCGGTGGCTGGCGTCACAGGCAGTGTCGAGCGGCGACGTGGTGGGGTCTGTCGGGTCGATTGCGGGCGTGGCGATTTCCCGGCCGTTTCGGCTTAGTCCTGGTGATCCGGCGTGGGCGGGCGTGGCGCCGCGGGTCGTGCTGAGTGGATACGGCGACCAGCAACCTGCGACAAGCGCAGGAGACTGACCGAGGCCGCGATCGGCGTCGGCGCTGGACATCCGCGCGAGCGGGTTACCTGCGGACAGCGTGCTGCTGGCACAGAGAGACGCGAACCAACGCTACGGTTCAGGTGACTGGCAGTAATCACGTGGCCTCAGACGCGTGCATGCGTTCCAGGCCAGAACGTGGTTGGTTCGGCAGCGATTGCCAGCAGCCAGCAGCATTGTGTAGCGGAGCTGCGAGCGGTCTGGCCACAGCTGCAAGCCTGCTGATTGTCAGCGACCGCGTGAGTTATGGTTTGGCCGTGCTGGTCGGTGCGTGCAGTGACGCGCCAGACGCGGCTGCGGAGACGTACACGCTGACGATTGGGGGCAACTACGTTTACTGTTGATTTACAGCGGGCTGGACAGCAGCGGCAATCGCGGCACAACACGACGTTGACGAAGGGTGCTGATGTGAGGTACGGGCAGATTCACAATGCGGGGGCGAGCTTCGCAGGGCTGGAGGGCTGCGGGGCGGGCGTTGGCGGATCAGGGGTGACACCTGCGCGCTATCGTTTGGCGGTGGTGTGGTGCGGAATTTCGCAGCCGGTCGGCAGTGTTGGGGATTCGCGGGCGGGTGGCGTTTCTGAGTTCAGGTCGAGAACGATTACAATGGAGCGGGGCCGATGACATGTTGCTTGACCAGTCGAGTGCTGACCCATTACACGGGAGAGGCCAAGACGTTGCTGCTGTGATTTGGGTGAGGCAATCAAAGGCCGCACGGTCACGGGCGTGACTTCGATTGTGTCCGATGATGCGCTGCTGACGCTTGTCAGGCTTGGCGGTGATTTCAGTGGATACAAACGATTACGATCAGTTACTGGAAACGCAATCACGATTGAGGCAGACTTACGGGCGTATCGTGGACAATGTCAGGCGGGACAGCAGGCAGCGAGGATGACGAATGGACAGCCACAATCAAGAATCCACGTTCACGACGGCAGCAGGGACAGAGCAGGCGGTGGTGGCGGGGGTTGGTGTGCTGGACGCCCTGCCGTAGTGGCAGACTGCCAGAATGGCACGATTCCCAAAGAAGTTGGGACGGGTCCTTCCCGGAGGGG